GGACATCTTCTTGCATAATTTAATAACTTGCATAATGCTGAAGATTCCTTTTGATCGACGATTGGAGTTTCGAGCATCAAAAAATGGCTCGAAAACTTCGATATTCCAGAGATCGGGGACAGGCGGAATGCCATCAGGATAATGCGCATGGACCTTTGACGAGTCGAGACGACCGTCTTCCATGGCAAATTCTTCCTTCACAGTTACATACAACTGAACTGGAAATCTTCTGTCGATAGAGTACGCCTCATTAGAATATTGACGAGCGATAACGTCAATGGGAATGTTCGATGTTCCTACAAGACAATGAGGTTCAATAGATACTTTTCCCTTCAAATCGGCTTCGGCCATGTTTGCATAAGCAGGGACATTGTTAACCATTTCAATCACCTTTTCCACGGGTGATTTCTCGACGAAAGCAGCTTGAGTATTTCCAAGATCATCAATGAAAATTCCATTAATATGTGATCTGTAAGTGGACATATACTTGTCAGCTTCATTGAGCGTAATCAAACGCTCATCACTTGCATCAAAGCCGTTGGCAAGAAGCACGACACGCATCAAAATGGCAGATACGGACGATTTTCCTACACCAGAAGGACCCTCGATATAAATTGCAAAGGGTGCTTCACGCAATTTTCCGTCAACACGGACAGAAATGAACTCCGCGCGAATTTTGCGGAGTTGGGTAAGTCGATCAAATAAGACTTTTTTCTCCCAAGTTCCTTCAGAAGCCTTGTAAAGAGCATCTGCTTTATCAATGATTTTGTTCAATTTGAAATCGAAATCGTTTTCAGTGATGTTTTTCTTGGTTAGAAGGTTCCCAGCCTTCATAAAGGGAGCGAGATCGAGCATTTCAAAATAATCCTGCTCAAATTGCATTGCTTCATCTCCCGAGAAAATAAACGGAGTGAGTGATCCTTCCTTAAAACATTTATATCCTCCTTCAATGAAGTAGGTGAAAGTGTCAAAAATAGCACCGAAAAAATCGGATGCATTGACATGTTGTTTGTAGGCTGGAACGGAAAAAACTCGAATTCCGTTAATGTCGAACTTCATGTTCGACAGGTCACAAAGACCCATTGCTGCACTCATGCTTAATAGAGTTGAAATCTTCTTAAAAGCTTTATTGTGCGACACTGCAAGCCAGTCGCTTCTCAATCGCTTGATTAGCTGAAGCCACTCTGGGGCTTCACTGTCTTGAGTATCCAGAAGGTTGAAATCACATTCAGTACGAATAAATTCGACTGCTTGGTTCAAAACACTTCCAGAACAGTGCGTTTTGAGATATAGAAAGATGATAGAAGCAGCTTGTAAAGATGATTGAGCCTCT